GAAGCACTTGTTAATGTTCCTGTCTCAGTTGCATTTTTAGAGACTAACCAGCTTTCACTGTTTGTCCCCTGAATATGTACGAAATATGTATCAGCCCCATCAGTTCCAGTCCAATTTCCATCATTATCATTATTAGTATGGAGTGTCATTTTGACTGTTGCACCTGTATCAACAATTAAAGCCATTAAATACTCCCACTCACTAACGTCATTATATAAAAATCAGGGAAAGCAAAAGCAAAACCGGGAACAATATTAATACCTTCAAGAAGACTATTTGTTGTGAGAAGCAACCCTAAACTCACAAGTGCCCAATATGTTCCTACTCCTGTAGCTGTTGCTAGTCCATCTGAAAAACCATTAATCGTTATACTGCGTGGATCTCCTTGCGGTCCAGTAAATCCCGGGGCATTCTTAACTCCCAATGAATACACAAGTGAAGCTTCATTATAATCTGCTGGTTCCTGAGAACATATATGAAGTTCTGTTGTATTCATCTTAATATAATTCAAGAGAGCATCTTTCGCTTCAGTAGCCACTAACATAAAACATCCTAAAAAAAGCCGGAGACCGCAAAAGCCCCCGACCCGAGAGGAGAGAAAATACCGGCCGAAGCCGGTACAAAATTAACTGGAATAAGGATTTCCGAAAATCCCACGATAATCTTCAGCGAACACGCTGTAGCGCATTCTGGTCTGATAAATAGTATTGTGGGTCTTCTTGTCGAACCAAGATTCCTGCTTCGGAGCCCGTTTCCACATAAGCTGGAGCTCATGCTCGGGAGCCTGCATAAACCAACGACCTTCATCAAGATATCGTGAAACCATGATATCGTAACCATTGACTCCACCATTAGAAGGATTAACAATATTAAGGTTGACTCCGGGAGTACTACCGGTTGTAGGATCAGTCGATCCCCAGTAACCAAGAGCACCAGAACCATTTACCTGAGCAACAGAACCACCATACTGCTGAGTCTTCAGAACATGCGCTACACGCCTATTACCAGAAGCTACAATCAGTTTACTGAGATTCATTTCATAGGGATAGCCATTCTCATCGACCATATCATCAAAATACTGGAAACCGGCTTCCATAGAAGTCTCACTCAACGGAGTATCTACACCAGTTTCATTTGTGAGTGTAGTAACATCTCCAAAACGTACGTCCATGAGATTATGAGTCCCAAAGAGTGGTAGCGAATCTTTCGCCAGATACTTCTCGGTAGAAAGCTCACCATTGTTCAACATATCCATGCAGTCGAAATTCTTAAACACCATGATTGATTTAGCCATTGCTTTTGGCATCTGCTTAATCCGACCAAACTGTTCATCTTCGAGCATCCATTCTGATACGACGAAACCCATTCCATATTCATGGAAAAAGTAACTTTTCTCAAAGCCCTCTTCGGGAACATCGATAGGAGCTACGCCACCTTCAGAAATCTCTGCAGGCATTCCGAATCCGGCAATCTCTGCACGAGTATACCGGTTAGAGGATACAACCTCTTTTGTCTTAAAAATAGATCCAACATCGTCCGGAGCAGTCTCCAGAGTCGAATTGAACATATTGTCGATATCTTTCCGCAACTGTTTAGGAAGTGTACCAGAAAGAATGTAGTTACCTACTAAGTTTGCCATCTGTTATGCCTCCACCACTTCAACTCTGGGAGTGGCAGTACCTTCACCAGAAATAAAAGCTACAATAATAAAATCCGACGGAGCAGTAGATACAGAAATCTGAAGTCCATCTGCAGTTGCATTTAAGTCCACTTTAGAACCAATAACAAGCGCTGTCGCATCTCCAGTGTCCACTTCTGCAACATCCCCAACATAAGTCAGTTCATCATCCATAGGAACCACAACACAGTCCCAATTAGTGCTGTCTGGTGCTGTCACACCTGCAACATATCCACCAACAACCATAAACCGCGCAACATTATCAAAAATATCCCCGGGTGCGCCTTTTACCAACAGACCGCCGGAGAGTTTTACAACATCCCCTTTTGCAAGTCCAGTAGCAACGGCGGCTGGAAAAGACAGGGTTCCGGGCATTACACCTTCACGATCCCGTCGTATACCAATAGCCATAATAGCCTCCATTTAAGGGGCCACTAGGCCCCGATCTTAATTACCTTCCACCTCAGCCATAGCTCCTTTTAAGCCAGTCTGTTTGACAGAATCTCTAAAATTTGTTTTTGCCGCTTCTTTAATTTTATTAGCTTTTTTCTTTATACGATCTGAATTACGTTTCGCATTCTCTTTAGAAATAAGCATAGCTACCATTTCAGGTTTATCTTCAGAACCAACATAATGACCTCCGGGTTTGGAGCCATCATTGTTAAAAGTCGATATATCATTCCCGCGCGCTAATACGTAACCTTTACGTTTAGCAGTACGTACACTATCGTCATACGCTCGTTCCCACTTAGCAGTCATACCGTCCGGAACATTTCGTATTTCAAGTTGATCTTTAGGATCAGCAGTCCTCAAATCATAACCAAACTCTGCACGGGCTGTTCCCGCTTCAGCAATTGTTTTAGTTAAATCACTTAATTTCCCAAAATATTCCTTCATCGCTACCATATAATAAGTCATTAAACTTTTAGGTAACTTCTGAAAATCCTCGGTATTCAAGTTAATGAAGTTCTCCTGAGTACCGTCAAAATAAATTGACCAGCCTTCTTTATGAAACTTCATAATGTCTTCGATTGTATGTTCTGATGTAATTAATATTTTCTCACCGACTCCAACTCTGGAGACAGCATCTGATTTCTTTTCAACTTTCACTTCTCAACTCCTTCAATTATACCATATATAATATTCACTGTCAACCCTTTATCTGCCCAGATGCTTTTAGTTCTTTTGCCCGAGCTATTAACCATTTCTCATCACCAATTCCTTTCATCCGAGCGGCTTGTATATATTCCTGCATTCCACGTGTAATCTGTGTCTTTCCTTTCACTGGAGGAGCTGACACATTTCCCACATTCGTCGCTGGAGGTTTCGGCCCTACTGTAGCCAACTGAGCTTCAGCAATTTTCTCAGCTACTTTTTCTGCAATAATCTCATCCATATGATTACTCTTGACCGAAGACAGTGCTTTCTGGTAAATATCCGGACTCACGGGTAAATCCCCTACCGCCTTCTCAACTTCATCATGATACTTCGTGTAGAAATTACGACTCTCGTCCACCAGTAAAATCTCAGCCTTCGATGCATTCTTCGCCGCTGTTGAATTAACCGTGTCAATCTTGCCATTTAGTTCCATCAAATAAGGGGCCATGAAGGCTTCCGTCTGCTTAGCGGGGTCTGCATACAGATTCTTATTGTATGTCGCCCTGTGGGCCTCCATATCGAAGGCAGGAGCGACTTTAGCTTCAGGACCGCTGTCTACTTTAATTCCTCCCGCCAACTGAGCCTGCAACGCCTGAATAGATGCCATACTAGCCGCTAATGCCTGATCCCGAGTATCACTTGAGGATTTATCTTCTATCTGCTGACGTAATTTCTCCGCTTCTGCCTCTGAAGCCAAAAGAGCCTCTGACTTCTCATTATTGTACACCGCAGGATCGACAATCTCCACTTCAAACGAGTCATCAACAATTTCTGCTTCTTCAGGTTCAATACCTTCAATGATCTCTGTCTCTATTGCCGCCAATTCTTCTTCATTCTTCACTAAATCACCCATTACTCCTCTCCTTTCCAAAGAAATTCATCTAAATTATCCAGAAGCTCTTTGAGCCCCCGGTATTCACCTTGATACCTATATACCTGTGGGAGCTCCACCGCTGACATCAGGGCCGCTTGAGGGACTCTGCACAGGTACTTCACTAATTGCTTGAGGATTCGCTTCTGCGGACCCGCCCATGCTCTGAGTATCTCCAGCTCCTCCTGAGAGAACACTCCCTCCTTCAGTAGCTCCTGCTGTTTCCTTGACGTTTTGAGTACGTTGTTGTTCAACTGCCTCTCCTTTCTGTTTATCTGCCATCTCTAATATAAGCTCCAAGTCCTTAAAATAAGGCTGTAGATCTCCCGTCTCTGTTATATCAAAATTTTCTGCTATCTTCTCAAACAGTTTATTCATACCCACAAAAGCCGTCATCAATGTTTCCTGCAGACGTTCAAATCCCGGCTGTGCTAACTGAGGATCACTCATCGCTGTGACATACTGCACCTGCTTATCCATATAGGCATTAAATAACTCAAATAACTGCACCAGAGCCTGTTGTCTCTGCCCCTTATCCTGCTTAATAGCTGTAAGAGAAACATTAAACTTAAACTTGCTGGCAATTTCCTCTACCGGGGTATTATACACTTCTTCAAGCAAGAGTCTGTCTGCCTCATTTACGTTGGAATAGTCAACATAGTCAGAATTTCGCACCATCTGAAGTAAGAATAACTGACCAATTTCCTTATAACCATTCAGCGCAAGATTTAAAAATGTCTGCAAATACCCCTCACCCTTCTGAGCGAGCATCTGCGTTCCCTGAGATCCAATTCTATTACCTTCACCAGCACCTTCTTGGCCAACCATCATTTTAGTAGCGCCTGTAGCTTCATCGGCATAATCCTGAATCTTTCTCTCCAAAAGCATTGCCTGCTCGGTTACCGATGGAAATTTAAACAAGTTAAGATCTTCTGCCGGATTCGGTACAGATACCGTGGCTCCCGGATAAATATCTTCACCGAATTCAATTCCTGATCCCTGCCGGGTTACCAGTAATCCCATATAACTCAGTTCGTCACTATTGAACGACGTATTAAATACAGTTTCTATCATTTCCTGTAGACTTGATGTCATATCCCCTAGACCCATACCATAGAGAGATCCCATAATTTCAGCATACGGAATACGAACAATATCCCGCCGTCCTAAGTCATTAAACTCAACCCTTAGAATCGTATTGGAATCCTTTTCATAATGAACAATAATATCTTCAACAATTCCGTCACCTTCAACATCAAAGAAAATATTTACCTCGAAAATCTCAAACACCTTATTCGGGTCAGCATTATTATCTTGCTCGTCGATGCCCATATTCTTCAAGCGATCAAGTTTCTCATCATCAAGCTGATGATTGTTTCCCAAAACTAAATCAACATTTTCATACACACCCTTTGCTTCGAGAGCCTTGAGTTCGTGCATAAACAATCGCGTCCTAACGGCATACCAAGGCATTTCCTGAATGTCAGACCAATGATACCGCGTGATGAAATCCTCAAAAGGAATTACAATTGGTTTCGGACAGTGCCTAATGAGCTGATTAACTTTTTCAGTCCCTCGGGTAAACACACGATCCTTTATCTCAAATGGCACTTTAACGAAAACCGTTCCATACGATGCTTTATCGAATTCTAACATCCAGATCTTCTGCCGGAACCCTGCCTGATTGGCGTCGTCGACAATTGAAGCAATATGTTTCGTTACTGCAATAGCATGGTCATTCCAATCGGGATCGGTTGTGTCATAACTGAAAATAGGATCTTTATCCAGAATACTCTGCACAAACCGGCCAACAACCGAACTAATCTTAGTCCACATCAACGGAGGTACAGTATTTGCCGCTCCGTCCCACGGAAATGCCTGCGTTTTGTTCTTAGGTCTTATCGTTCTCTGACGCTCTATTGTCTTATTCCGTTCGATCCGTTCCTCACGTCCAGCATTCGCTACTGTGTCGCCAATTTCCTTATTCAGGTAATTCTTCAACATGGACCTCTGTTCCTCATTAAGAATATCTATTGGTTCCTGTTCAATCACCTGTTCCGGATCTATTGTAAAATCACTCATCGTCGTCATCCTTTTCTATTTCTTTAATTTCTGCTTCTATGTATCCATCACAAGCACACGTGAAAACAAGCTGTTCCTGTGTCCCATCATAGATAATTAATTTATACATTGAGTTCCTGCAATAAGGACACTCAGGCTTAATAAACATTTTATGCTCCTGTTATTTTACTAGCATATTTAGCTCGACGAGCCTTAAACGCTTGCGATCTTTCTTTATCTCCTGGATCTCTCGGTATTCCTGTATTTTCATCGGCAATAAGTCCAGCATCCAGAACGTCTTTATGTGATCCTCCGGGAAAGACCTTAAATTCATCCATGAATGTCTGCCGAGCCTGCTTGGTGATATACAAGAGATTCTTGTCCATAATTGGCTGATAATAGTTCCTCAGTTTCACGTCTTTGTCTCCCGGTGATGTAATTGGACTAAGCCCTAAATATGTTCCACGAATTTGTTGTTCTCTTAGAACATTATTATAGAAAATCTTGAATGCACCCATAGATTCTAAATTCGTTCGCTTGATATACGGATAGAACTTCTGGAATACTGCAAATACCTCATCTAAAAACTTACTCGGTTCCCAGTAACCTGCCCGAATTTCCAAAAAGAACCGACGTTCCTTATAATCCTTTGCCTGAACAACGATTGCTGACCGCGAAGTCTTTTCGGATTTCTTCTTCTCACTCGCTCCCGGATCAATACCCATGCTCACAACACAATCCTGCAGTTTAATCTCTTCAGGGGTTACGAAATTCCCCACGTGCATCGTATAACCGGTTCTATGATCGTAATTTAGAATTACATCTTGAGGATCATAATCACTAAATTCACTTACTTGCGCACTAAAAGGATTATTCAAGTATTGCGTAAAGTATCCCCACGGATCAACTTTCTTTTTTCGATCAAGGAAACTTTTTGGTATTTTCTCCGGAAAGATCGGTAAATCCCGCTCCAGTGCCTGCCTATAATAAATCTCCCAACGTCCTTCAGGTTTAGGTTGCCATTCCGGCGGAAGCTCGTCGAAATACCCCTGCGAATCCATAGAAGCATCCATGTTAATCCAGTCATAAGCATCGTCAATTGCATAATGCGTAGCTGACAAGAAAATCCTGCTTTCTTCTGGATCATCTAAGAGCGTATCAGCATTCGATTTGAACCACCCTTTGGCTTTTTGCATGTCTGCCGTAGATACATGGTCAGCATTGAGCTGTTGTTCCCCCACTAGGTCGTCAACATTAAGCAAGTCAAAATGATTTCCTGCTGTTGCACCTCCAGCGCCCAGTACTTTAACTGTTGGACCGGCGTGATATCGTGTACGAGATGGAATAACAAAACTATCTTGTGTCCAATTACTTTCACTTACTGTACCTTCGGCGTTCATTTTAGGTGCGCTTTCATAAAATAGGAGCCTTAATAAATCGTTTCGCTCGAAATTGGCCTGAATAACCGAACTAAACTTACGTGCGTCTGGCTTTGTGGCACCAACAATTCCGATTTGTATATCCGGATTCCGAATTATTTCCCACGTATTAGCACCATGCGTTCCTATAGTGGTTTTGTAGCACGAACGCGGAATGAACATTGCTCCCCGAGCTCCCGGGCGAAGTAATGACTGTCTAAAGTTAGCCATTTCAATATGTAAATGATCCGTTAAGCGCTCGTAAGGACCAGATCGTCCAAGTAAATGTTTTTCAAAGAACCATAGCGAACACAAGGAAGCTTGCCTAAAGACTTCAAGTAATTCGTCGGTTAATTTCTCGCTTGACTTCCGAACAGCCATTTCAATAATCTCTAAGTCATGTTTTGTTCCAGAGAACAATGGCGCTAGCCCATGAGTCACGAATTCTAATTGAACAGGCGGTGGTATCCAGAGATTTTTCCCATGCCTATCTTTCGTCAGCCGCCAGCCTTTAGGATATGTCACGATACAGAACGGCCTCCGGCCGAGGAAGATGCGGGAGAAGGGAAAGAGAGGAGGTCGAGAAAAAAGAAAGGGGGAGGGGTTGAGAGAGTTGCGGGCCTGACGGGACGAGGTGGGAGTTTAGACATAAGGGGATACCGTGTGATTCGGGATTCCTGCGCTTGTGGACCGTAGGGACCACTCGAAAGGTCTAAAGGGAACATAGATTGTTTCGACGGGTTGCCCGGTCGGGATTACTGTGGGAGGTACGGTGTGAGATTCCCCTAAGATCTCATTGCAAGCATCGCGGAGAGCTCTTATGAAGCGACGGCATTCATGCTTCAAGAGGTGCTTGATGAGCTCGCGGGCTTCGTTGGTGTAGTCAATGGTGTCGTCGACGTTGTTGTCTACCCAGAGGAAGTTGAATTCGTCGTCGAGCTCGGGTCGGTGTGTGTAGGTTTCAATGATGGCGATTGTTTGTCGACTTATGAAAAAAGGCTTACGTCTGACTTTAGACATTTATTTCTCCTCTTCGATTTTGGTGCCTTCGGTGATGAGGCCGATGCTGTCGCGTAGGCTGTCTAGAATGTGCTTGCTGGAATCGGGGTCGGGCAAGTTGTTTATTTGGGCGTTGTTGGCAAATACCGTTGTGCGCGCTTTGGCTCCGCGTCCGAGCCACGACATGGTGGCCTTGGCGGCATCGAGGGCAAGCTTGGGGTCCGTGTCGGCTTGGGTGGCCATTATCGTGCTGGCGACTTCGATTGCGCTGTCCTCGAGGGTGTCTGCGTCGGTCTCTATGGTTCGCAGGTGGTTCCCGGGAGCGTAGACGGTCGGCAAGTCGGGCTCGGGATCGTCTGGGTGGGCTATTATGAGGTCTTTTATCTTTTCGTGGTCGTAGTGCATGGGGACATTATAACATGAATTTTTGTTATTTGCAAGTGGTAAGAGAGTTTGTTTTGAATTTTAAAAATTTTTGGGGATATTAAGAGGTTTGTTCCCCCAGCGCGCACCTTTACTGACCCCCATGGGGTACCTTTGTAATTAAGTAGCGAAGCGGTGTACTAGCTACCTAGTACAGTAAGACACAAAGTGTATCTACAGATAGAAACATGCGGAACGGGTGTCTGGTCTTGAAACAGGGACGCGGTTGGGAGTTTAGAGGAAGGGTGGTGAAGAGAAAGAGAGGGGCGGGAGACAAGAGAGAGTCAGGGACATAGACGCGGTCGGGAGTTAAGTATAGTAGTTCGCTAGGGATTGCTGGCGCTCTAGGTGGGCTTAAAGGGGTCTAGATTAAACCTGACTAAAAAGGTATTATACGTAACGTTAGGCGCTTATACATATGTATAGTGGCGTATATATCTATTTTGAGCATATGTTCAAAACCCAGTCTAGGCTACGTGAAAGGGGATTAGAAATTATATAGATATATTTATATCTATATATATATATATATTATATATACTAAAGTATCGGGAGCCTCTCTCTCCACCTAACACGCCATTTTTATTTATACATAAGCGCCTAACGTTCCGTATAATACTACTTTACTATTATTTACAACCCTATACAGGATAAGCACTTACGTCAAATGAAAAATACTTAACACCCGTTAACATTAGGCAGAATGCCTAACTTTCACCGCAAAACACCTCTAAAACCCACTTAGAGCTACCCTGAAAATACATTACTAAAACAATAGTATTTATTTAATAATACTAGGTGTACGAAAAAGTATACACTTTCCCGCCCTAGGTGCCCTCCAGAGCACTTAGGACACTTGGCACGCATATTGCTACATAAGTAGTGTTCTCGGGCGTCTCAACCTGCGGACAAATAAAACCAAAGAAGGCAGAATGGATTACAAAGAAACAGAAAAACAATTAGAGGAAACAGTTAGGAACATCGAACGTATAGTAGTAAAGAGAGATGGCTATAGTATGACCGTAAACGGGCCATTTACTTATAGCAAACAAAGTACTTACTTTATTCTTGAAACCGAAGACAATTATATCCCGTTCCATTTTCGCGGTGATATCACCATACAAAAGGGGAGAGTGTACAATCCTGAATATGGCGGTTTCATCGGTTTCATTGAATATGGCGATTCGATGACAATATGGTACGCCAAAGGGTAAACGGTTCACGCCCGGGTTCGATTCCCGGGTACCCTGTAACCGGTCGTTGACTGGTAATAAATTAATACGGGTTAACTATTAGCAACGCTAACATTTAATCCAGAGGAAAAACAGTGAGTAATACAGTAAAGACCCACAAAAGCGAAGTGATTGCAGACCGGACACTTGATGAACTCAAGGCAATGCAGAACGACAAACTTGACAAGACCGTCAAGACCTTTGAAGAGTCAAGCGTATCTTTAGTACATGCTGAAGCTAATCAGCTGAAAGCTTTCTACCCTATGATGGCCGAGATTGAGCGTGTTGTCAGTGTCTGGAAAGAGAACCATCAGAAAATTGGTGATGCCGTCGAGTTCATAGCGGAAAAGATCGGCAAGTCAAGAGAGACCGTCAATGTTTGGCGTCGTGTCCAGAGACACAAAGCCCAATTGGAAAACGCAGTTTCCCTCCGAAATGCCATTGAACTGATCAACAAAGGCGAAGCCGATCCAGAAGACAACCAGCTTGAACTGCCCGAAGGCTCGACCGAGAAGTCAGTCAAAACTGACGTCGAGAGACTCGCGGATATCTTGAAAGCAATCGGTAAGCTGGACAACCTGCAGTCGGTAGTATCTGAACTGCGCGCTGGCATTGCCCTGCAGTTAAAGGAAGTAAAAACAAACAAGTAAATTGTTAGCATGCTAACACCACAAGCCCGCTCTCCGGAGCGGGTTTTATTTGTGCGTAACAGATGAGCTCGCGTTGGGGGCAAAGGAACTATCATAATCGGCGCGCGCTAAACTGTCGCATCGTCTATCTCTTGCCTCGCCCTCTCTCTCTTTCGCTACCGGTCTTCTCTCCCGTCTTCTCCCTGCGGTGGCCTCCGGGCCATCCGCCCGCTTATAGTCTCGCTGTCGAGGTACGACAGTGTAATGTAGGGTCATTCCTGCCGGGACTAGTAAATGTTAGCACGCTAACATTGGAGGTTATATAGTGACTAAAACAATGGCAAGGAAACTGGCGCGAAGCTACGCTAAGCGTGTACGTGACACAAAGGCACTAGCTGAGGTACAACTGAGGCACGGTGAACTAGTGATTGGGGCGGAACTAATGGACAAGGCTCAATTCTTTGAGAACCTTCAACGATCGTATGAGAAAAGGAGTTAATGATGGAAAATACAGAAAAGATGATGAAATTACACGTGAATAATGCGGAAGAATCTATAAAGGTTCAGAGGCAAGCTTTCAGATTAGGTTATTCATGGGGTTATGATGGTACAGTATTGGAAAACTTAGGTTATCCATATTTATGGGTAAACGCAAACGATATGACTGTAACTTACAGTGGGGATGAGTTATATTTTATGAACCATAAAGCGAAGTTTATAACCGTTGAAGATTTCCTATCTATTAAAATCCCGTTGTATTCTGTAAAATTATTTTCACCGGAGGGCGATAATATTTTATTTCAGTATCTGACGGAAGAAAAGTATAAAGTTATTAAGAAACAACTACTTTCATTTAAGGTGATAAGTCGTGAACATTAGAGCAATGTTAACTGAAGAGACAGTGAAGTCTTTGTCAGACGAAAAGCGCAAATGCTTTAATGATGATGGATCAATCGATCTTTCAGTCGGAATACTACGTATAGGTTGGAGAGATACCAAAGATTTACAAGTAAGATCGTGGGAAATTCGTCCGGCATCTATACAGAGAATTATGGATAAACCAGTTCTGGAACGTTCTATGTATCCAACAATGGTTCAAAATCTTTTCAAGAAGGTGTATAATTATTTAACACAATGTGAATATGATAAAATAATTAATTCAGGTGAGGATATATGGTTCGCCTCACAGGCGATTGAAGATCCAACTAAGATTTCATTCTTTAATAAACCTTTACGGGCAATTCAGTATAGTATATTATATCAAACAGAGAGACAAGCAACGGTAGATGGTTTTCGCAAGCAATATGCAGTTATGACACGCCCCGGTCGTTTCTTTAAGAAATTTGGTATCGACGATACATCGAATCTTGAAAAGATTACAGGAGAATTTAAGGATTATGAGTTCAAACTGGTGCAGGGAGAAGATATTCGGAAATACTATTTGGGAGATAACTATACTAAATTAGAATCATCGACTTTACATCAATCGTGTATGCGGGGAAGAGACTGCCAACCATACTTTGATTTTTATGTAGAGCATCTCAAAATGCTGGTTGCATTTGATTCTGATCATAGGATCTATGGTCGTGCTTTGCTTTGGGAAAATGTCTTTCTGAATGGGAAATCAATCACGTTTTTAGATCGTATCTACGGTGTCAATGCTTTTGTTGCTATGGCTAAGGAATACGCTAAAAAACATGGATGGTATCATAAGCAGGAGCAGAACTATACTTCCCAGATGCAGATTGTTTGTCCCAATGGTGAAGAACGTACTGAAAATCTAGTGTATTTTTGTTCTAATAATTATGGTTTTTATCCTTATATGGATACTTTTGTTTATCAGAACTACGGAGAAAATCTTAATAATGAAGACGGAGAAAGACAACTCGACGATGTAGCTGGAAATGTTGAAAATATTTGTCGTAGTTGTGGTTCAACTATTCCAGAAGATGAAGTATATATTGGTATAGCCGGAGATGGTACATATTGTTATGATTGCTGGAGTGAGGATTATACGGTCTGTGAAGTTTGCGATGAAACCATATATTTAGATGCGGCAGTATGTACAGATTGGGGAGTATTCTGTCCGGATTGTGCTTCTACACGTGTTGAAATATGTAATAAGTGTGGTGGATATTTTGATATCGGAGAGACTGTTAAATACGAGGGTGAAAATTATTGTTTGGATTGTCTTGATGAAACGGAAGATACATGTTCCACGTGTGGAACCACTAGTCCTGTAGCTGATCTCATTGAAAATGACGGAATATGTAATAATTGTAAAGAAATTGAGGAGAAGAAAAGTGAAAAGACAGCCTAACTTAGAATTGTATCGACGGAATGAAACAGAGACTTACGAATATATCAAGCGGGTACTTATTAAGCGCGAGATTCCGTTTACTGAATACAAGCGAAACATCTTTAGCTTCAGGTTTAAGAACCAACCTTTATTTGTGGCGCATATGGATACTGTCGGTGAGTCGAATGTTAAGAGAAAAATTTCTTACCAAAATAATGTCTTAATGCGGAAAGGAAATTACGTCTTGGGTGCAGATGATAAAGCAGGTGTGGATATCTTACTCAAGAATATTGACGACATTAACTTTGTCTTTACGCATGGTGAAGAGACTGGAGCTATTGGAGCGTACGATCTTTTACTGAATAGAGATTTTCTTGATATTCTTGATAAGGTTCCTTTTGCGGTAGAGTATGATCGAATGGGGTACAGTGATCTCATCTCATATTGTGCCTCTGATCTTGAATATTACATAGGGCAACTGACTCATTATGTACCGGCCGCCGGTTTGTTTACGGATGTTTCAATATGGGAGGAATATGTTCCGGGAGTGAATCTATCTTGTGGTTATTATGGACACCATACCGGGCAGGAGAAATTGATAATCAGTGAGTGGCTCACAGCTTTGGATACGTTACCAAAACTGAATGTACCGGTTGAACGTTTTGAAATATCTTATATACCATTCAATGATTACTCAAACTATGTACCTAATCATCAAGGTTATTATGGGTATAAATCTGTTGAAAATTATTGGGATTCTTTTGAAACTGATTCATTTAATTTGAATGATATGGTAACATGCTCTCAATGTAATTGTTCTGGCGATATAAACGAAGAGTTCTACGAAGATGATAACGGTAATGTATTATGTTCTCAGTGTGTGGAATCTATATATGGAATAAGGAGATTAACATGAATTATGAAATAACGGTGTGGCTTGAAGACGATATTGATTCACCTCCAGTAATGGAGACGGAAATAACAATCGATGATTATGTTGACACTGATGTACTAAGTGTGGTAGAGTCTAATTTGAAAGTGGGCTTTGCTATTTTATTGAACAAAGAAATTATTGTGGAGATAAGGAGAGAGAGATGAAAAAAGAGACATGGAACACGTTAAGTACTGTCTTCTGGTGGGTTGCCTTTATTGTTACATTGGCATCTCTTATGATCGTGTGGAATATTTCCGGAGATAATGTACAGTTGCGATCAGAACTGATTGAAGCCTATGGTGAAATTGAAACAGAAGGAACTATCATAATTAAACAGGAGGCTGATATTCAGGAACTTAAAAGAACGCTAGATGACACGCTGGAAATTGTTAGCGTGCTAACAACGTTTCAAGATGCGGGTATGGTTGTCGATCAAGCAGATATAAGGACTCTGCTGAAGCTCGCGGCTACCCTACCGTACGGCTCTCCGTTTCACGGGGGGCACCGAGTTACTTCGGAGTTCGGCATGCGTTCTGTCGCTCAGTTTGGGTGGGTAGACGTGGAGCACTTGGGTATTGATCTAATACCTCTAGAGAATGACTGGACTGTTTATAGTCAGGTTGATGGTACTATTACAGACTATGGGGTTTCAGATATTTATGGGAAATATTTCGAAATTACAACGTATACGGGGTATAAGTTATTTTATGCTCATTTGGAGAGAATTTTCTGGCAGACTCAACACGATGATGGTACATGGTCTTTAGATATTGGAACCCATATACAGAAAGGAACGCGTATTGGTATCATGGGTGAAACTGGAAAATGGGCGACTGGACCACATTTACATCTAGAGGTTCATATACTAATAGATGGTGGGTGGGTTCCTTTGAATCCGCACGAAATTGTAAATTTTACAGGTTAAATGGAGGCACAAGATGAGGAGAGAAAATTCAAAGAAGAAAATAGAGGAAGTACGGAATCAGATTGTAAGAATAGAGGAAGTTTTCGAGCTTATTCCAGCAGATAGTATGCTTTGGCAATATTCTCTAGGTTTTCTGAGTACAAATTTCACGCTTTTATTTAAAGTCGCTGATGACTATGAAAAATTAAAAGTTGTTTTACACGAAATCAGAAGTATAACGGGAATTCCCACGACTTTTAACATGCATTTTGAATCAGATGGGAATTTTGTATTTGTATGGGATACAACAGCAATTCAAGTATGGTTTATATGCGCTCCCGATAAAATTCCAGAAGCGTTGATGAACTCGGAAACTTGTAAAGTGGTTGAGGTAGATGTTCCTTCCTCTAAACGTTATAGTATCGTTTGTGGTATAAAAGGAGGTAAGTGATGGAATGTAAGCATGAGTGGGAATTGTATTATTTAGGTGGAAATGATTATTTAGCTAGTGATGGTTATGTTTGTAGAAAATGTGGTGCCCGAGGACAAGAGGTTTTAAAATGGAGTTCTGCACTTCAGTTAGAAATATATGCTATCAAGGAGGTAAGTAATGAGTGATTGGTGTTTAAGATTTAATGCGGCGGCAATGGAAGTTGAAGAGCTTACCGAAGAGAATGAAAAGCTCAAGGCAGAGAATGAACGGTTTAGAAGGTTCGCTGAATCGATAGTCCAGTTTTCAAAAGCATACCCAGAAACAGTATTTAGAGAGCCTACCCCGGAGCAAGTTGATGTGATATGCCAATCTTTAAACCTGAGAATTGACAATATCTCTGCAATGATTTTAAGAGGTTTCACCGAACAATGGGGTATCATGGCGCAAGCCGCCTTATCAGGAAAGGGGGTAAGTGATGAATGAATTGTTGAAGGTTGAACAATTACTTCTGTTGAATGGGTGGATCGTAAGTCAACGAGATGATGATTATATCTGCTATTCAAAGAAGAATGAAATAGGAATTGATATTGGCTGTGGTGAGGTTGTTTTGATTGATGATACGGGGGATTTCTGTCACCTTAGGCTCTCTTTATATGAAGTTTATGGAGCATTAGTACATTACCATATCCTTCCTGTAGATTGTAAATGGCCGATTAAACAAAACCGAGGATGTGAGTTATGACTGATGGAATGTATGTAGTAAAAACGTGGGACATGCTGGAAAAAGAGTACGGCTTAAATGAGTTTGGTGGTATTGATATAAGACCGGACTTTACTGTAGATATGGAAAGAGAAATGCCGATCCATCGCAATATAAAAGTTAAGGTCGATATTTGGAATGGTTGGGATATCAGTGATGATATGATTTTGTCTGAAGCATTTAAGCCGGGGGAAGAAATTGAAGTCCGGGATAGTGAAGATGAACGTTGGATAAAATATAAGTTTTGTGGGTTGGTCTTTGGTAATCGTTCTTATCCTTTTCATACTAATGGAGGCGTTTATTGCTTCGGACGTAAAATACCTAAACCTACCATTGAAATCACAGTTAAGATTAACGGTAAAGAATCTCAGTTGTCTGATATATCAGAGGAGACTTTACTCAAGATTCGAGGAGATAAGTGATGAGTGAAGAACAAATAGGAACGTTTCATCTTGGAATTGATAGATGTAAGTGTGGGTCATACGCTATAAATCCTCATCTTCATGGCCGGAAGAAAGGAGTTGATCTTGATTTATGTGATGTATGTTATTGGAGAAAGAGAGCTGAAGCTAAAGTAACCAAGGAGGACAATGAGAAGATGTTTGGAGCATATCGTAAATGGATGAGAGGTAAGTGATGAGTGAATTAAAACCTTGTCCATTTTGTGGCTACCCTGCTGTAATTTCTCATGAGCCATCATCTGAATCAGATGATCCAACAAAATATTATCGTGTTAGTTGTCAGAATGTTAAGTGTCTTATGGGATATCCGGATGCATTTTATACGTATAGATATGAGTTGGTATCAGATTGGAACACTCGCTTTGAATTAACCGAGGAGGTAAGTGATGAATAAAAAAGAGGCAATCTTTTGGTTAAAAGGAGAACTATCGTCAACTAATATAATTCCTCGAGATCCCTACGAGACATGGGAAGTTAGAATAGCCGAATGCGATGCCGCAAGAACACAGCAAGCCTATTGGATTTTAAAAGCGCATAGCGAAAGATTAATAGAGGTAAAAAGCGAAAGATTAATAGAGGTAAGTAATGAGTGACGAAGAGACACTAAGAAAAGTGCTTAAAGATGTACAAAGACTCATTATGATTTCACCAGCAGTAATGAACACGATCTGGCATAGCAATCATATCACCTTATACGATTATATTGAAAATACACTTGCCAACACAAAGCCAAAAGAGAAGGACGATGAAGCGATGACTGAGAGAGAAATCAAAGATATGCAGTCTAATATTGAAAAGCTCAAGGCGGCCCTTCGGGATGTTCTTGAAGATGCAATGAATTGCTGGGATAATGTTCCATACCGCACACGACCAGCCAAAGATGTTTACTCTAAAGAAATAGCTTTATCAGGCATGGGAGATGAAAATGAATAAAACAGTTGCTAGAATTAAAGTCAAATACGCTCAATTCGCTGTTGGGTACTTTTTTAGAGTTTTCAAATGGGCGTGGAATGGGTGGAAATATGATATTGATATCATGCCTCCAGACGAAAATGGTGCTATGGTTGGAATGCAAATAACAATAGGTGATTTCATAAAGGAGGTAAGTAATGATTGAATTGTCGATACATCTATCAAGAGAGACTGTTCTATTATTAATTTACGCTCTCGGAATATTAGCTATTGGCACCACAATCAAGGCTGTTTTGGCAGTAATTGAGTTTCGGTTACGTCGATTATTTGCCCGGCAAAGTCAAAGAGGTAAGTGATGAGTAATGATTTAAAATGCCCATATTGCGGATATGAACATGAGGTGAACGACATCTATATTCCGGGAAAATTATATGGAGAAGAGTGTCAAAAATGTAGTCAAATATACATTGTTTCAGTTGGTTATGATCCAATCTATACAGTGATGAAGCCGCCTTATCAGGAAAGGGGGTAAGTGATGAATAATGAAATAGAATATCATTATTACGGATACAACGATGGTAAGCGTGGAATTGAGATGAAGTATTGGGTGGTAGATGGAAAATTAAATATTAAACTTGGAGGAGCTAATAGTTTTTATGATTATTTTTCGTG